CGAACGAGCCGGCGATCGTCGGAGTTCGCGAGCGCGTCGGGATAATGATGCGCCCGGCAGCGCCGAAGTTGAGAGTCATCCCCCTGGCCGACAGCTGCGGCAAGATGGCGTCCGGCATGAGCAGACTCATAAAATCCGTGTAAATCTGCTGGACCAGCTCAGCGGCCCAACCGGCGACGGTCGTCATTGCGGGGGCAGAGGCAGCACGCAAGACCAGATCCACAACGCCGCGGGTCACCTCGTCGTCGCCGTAAAGCCTAGCGCGCGTCTCGTCCGCCAGCTTTCCAGAATTCTTGGAGAAGTAAGCAACAGTAGCCGCGCGCACGAGGTAGTCCAAACCGCTGAGATCTTTCTTATCGCGCCCACGCGGCATCGCGGCCGCCGTTCTGCTTTTCGCCTCATCGGTGACGACAGCCAGGGCGCGACCTGGTCGTGGACCGCCGTTGTCGGCAGTTTTCCCGAGGGCCTTTTCAGAATCTACCAGCGCGTTCCTGGTGTCCTCGAGCTGCTTGATCTTCGCGTTTAGATCGTTAGTCGCCTGCATGTCGGACTCACTGACGTTCGAGTCATCCATGTGCTCGAGATGCGCGCTCAACGCGTCCCTCTTTTCAACAAGCTGAGTTTCTAGGTCGGTTATTCGCTGAGAAAGCGACATCGCTTTGCTCTTTCCAGATTGGGAAGTGGATGTTTCGGCGTTCTTGCCAATGGTCCCGCGGCTCTTGATCCGATCTCTTTTGCCGTTCTTGGCGAAGACAAAATCAATTGTCCGCGGGGAAATTTTCAGAGACTTGGCGATGGCCACGGCATTGGAGTTCGCCGGGATGCTCACCAGCGAGCACTCGACGAGTTCCTGCCTGGAGAACCGCGTGCCTGCATAAGGTCGACTCTTGTCGATAGGGTCAGACTCGATCTCGCGGAAGCCCACCGAGACCGCGCGAAGGATGCCGGCATCGATCAAGGCTCTCAGCTCGTCGATGCGTGGGAGGATTCCCTTCGGAGCCAGCGTCAGCTTGCCGCGAAGCGTCTTGTCCTGCACGCGAAGATTATCCCAGGTGCCGATTGGCTGATCTGAACGATGGGCCCACAATGCGATGGGATTCTTCTTGAAGCTCTCCAGATCCCAGCCGTCGGCCGAGATGATATCCCCCATGCGGTCGACGCTCTCGTCCGAGAGCACGAATTCCATTCCGTGAACCGCCTCGCTGTGCGTCTTATGCTTGATGCCGCGGGCGCTACGATCCTCCCATGCCAACTCGCAGGCATCGGAGGCCTCATCCTCGTCCGCGCCGCCGTCCACGAGTTCATCCAGGCAGCGATCCATGAAATCTTCCTGGCTCTCGCCGTCATCCGGCTCGGGAGTATCGTCCTGTTTAATTGCCATCGTCGAACCTCCGAAGCTCCACGTCGTACCAGGGCGCGAGCCATCGCCAGCTGTGCCAGTCGCGCAGCAGGCCAGTGACGTTCGGGTGTCCAATGGCACCCGCGAGGTGCAGCGCCGCCGTGTCGATGGAAACGATCTCATCCATCGTCATCATCACCTCGGCGCAATGTCCGAAGTCCTCGAAATCGTATGTCACGACGCCGAGCGCACGTGCCTCCTCACCGCCCTGGATCTGGAGGCTGTGGATTTCTGCATTGCCAAGGCTCGAGACCAGCCTCGCGAGGGAGATCTCCCGACGATAGCCGCCGATCGCGCCGTCGCGCGCTGCGGTCGACCACGCGATGCCGATTCTGGGACGATCATTGCCGTTAAGCACGCGGCTCACCGGGGGCCTCAAGTAAGGGGCCGGCAGCCCGCCAATATTGTCGGGCGTCACTTGAAGGGGCCCGAGCAGATGAAGCATGGGGCAAAAGTAGTCGGCTGGCACGATGCCAGAGACGACCGGAGCAATCTGCGCCGCCAATGATTCCAGGGCAGGCGGCATCAACAGCGTGATGTCAGCGCCACGATGCATTAACAGATCGACATAGCGGAGCGTCATCAAAGTATCGCCGAAGCCATGAGCGTGGATCAGCAAAAGACGCTTGCCGGCTATCGGTTCGCCGCGCCATTGCTCAATGCCTGCGTCGATAGCCTCCCGCACCGGCGGACGCATGAGCGCAGGGATGAGTTCACACTCCCGGTATTCTTCAAACCCTTGCGCCCAGCGCCCGAGAGCCAGCAAGGTCAATGCTCTGTTGAGCCGCGCGAAGGCCGTCGGCGCGATCGCAATAGCCGCATTCCATTCCGTCAATGCCTCGAGAGGACGATTGGCGCGACAAAGAACGCAGGCCTCCTCATATCGCTTTAGATACTCGTCGATGGATACACGCTCGGCGATGTTGTCCGCTGGCTGCGCCAGTCGAGCCACAACAGAGCCCCCTCTCGCCATAACGACATCTCCATTGGGGGTCCCACCGCGACTGCGCACCTCGAGGATTTCTCCCTTCGCTGTAAGGCCACGCCAGCCATCCGACGTCGCCTCTCGTCCGATCAGCGCATCGCAAGGAAGATCATCCAGAAACGAGATACGGCTCATCCGAACCGGAACCGCGGCACGCCATCGACGCCGCCGATGCCGAATACGCCGAGCAGCAGAAAAATCGCCACCAGAACAAAAATCACGACTGCTACAACACGAATGAGCCGGCCGGCCGGCTCAGGCGGCGGAAACGCGGTTAGAACATAGTCCAACAAAAACCAGAGCAAGCCCAAGATGAGGATGTAGACGATCAAAGTGATGAGAGCGCTGATCATCTGGTTATTTCCAAGTAGGAGTCAGCCACGCCACACCGCGCGGGTCACGCAGCGCCCAGGAGACAGGCCACCGCATCTTCAGCGCGATGGAATCCGTTTGGTACAAGCTCCGCGCCGGAGCCGCCGGCGCGCCGCCATTGACGATCGCCAGCGGCGTGTCGTTCATGTGCAGCTCGCCCGCGTTGGCGGTCTCGATCACGGGGTCCGGGCTCAGCGCCGCAACGAGGCTATTGGTCGCGACGCACATGAGATCGTTGCCCATGGCGGCGCTTCCTAGCGCGATCATGTTGGTCTCATCCAGGACGGTGTTGACCTGAAGCAAAAACCGCATGACCATCTGAGCTATGAGGCCGGGACCGCCGATAAGGGCATAGGGGCCGTTTCCGCCTACAACAGCGGTCGCATTGATGAGCGCCGCGACATCGCTGTAGAACGCCTGCGACATATCGGTAGCGGCGCTGGCGGTCAAAGCCGCAATACCGTTGCGAAGACCTGCGGGCGCGGCCGCAGTAGCCGCGGCGCTGCCAAACAACGCAACGTCGAGCGCCGCTGACGCCGAGCGCATCAATACGTCACCGATGAGCGCCTCGGCATTCGAGCCTTCCATCATCTCGCGGGTCAGAACGCCAATTGCCGCTAACTTGTGAGGAGACAACAGCGCCGCACCCGACGTGAGCTGACGCACCGGAATCGGACTGCCCTCGGCGACGAACCCCGCATTGCCGGCGCCGGCGACGAGACCGGGCACGCTGATGAGACCGTTCCCATCCCACGTCAGGACGAGAGATTGGCGCAGGACCGCCGCGCCGGCGGCGCCCGGCCCCATGGCCACTAGGCCATCCTTGACGATCTTATGGGCGAGTTCGGCCGCCCACCCGGCGACCGAGGTCATCGCGGGAGCTGAAACGGCCCGCAAGACGATCGCGTCGGTCGGCCACAGTCGCCCGGCTATCTCTACAGGGCTGCCGCGCGTCACCGACGCGAGCGCGCGCGCCATCACGATCCGCATGAAGCTGTTCCCGGGAGGGAGGGACAGCACAGGCATATCGATCTTGGAGCGCGAGCGGAAGGATTCAACGTTGGCCATGGATCACCCGATCAAACACTCGGCGTCAAACTTCACGGAAAGCAGCGGCGCAACGCCAACCGCCATCGTCAGCGCCACCAGACCATCGATACGGCCAGATGACTTGCGCTTGCTTGGCTTGCGGTTTCCCGCGTCGTCCTTCACGATCACCGTGTTGGCAACGCACATCGTCAGGATCGGGTGATTGCCATGGCGAAGCTTCCGGTCCCTGATCAGCTGCTCGAGGTCCCTTATCGCCGGACTCATGCTGGCCATGCCTTGGCCAAACTCGACGAACCGCTCCGTCACAAATTGCTCGGACAACCCAACCTTGAGAAGCCACGGCTTGAGATGGCGCATGTTCCAGCGGTCGAAACCGATCTTGCGCACATCGTAACGCTCGAAAATCTCATCCTTCAAATACTGGGACACATATTCGTAGCTCACCGACGCCCCGGGATTGGTGAGCAACAAGCCCTCGTTCGCCCACTGGTCGTAAGGAACACGGTCGCCGACCGCTTTCCGCCCAAGCCCGTCCTCCGGGAGCCAGAACTTCGGCAGCACGTGCCACACGTCCCCGATCCGGCCAATCACTACCAACGACGTCAGGTCCGCAACCTCGCTGAGGTCGAGCCCGGCATAAACCTCATCGCACTCGTCGAGAGGAGTGACCGGACCACCACAATCCTTCCACATCTGCGGCTGAATGAACGGGTTAACCATCTCCACCCGCTGATTCAAGATTAGGTTGCGGTACTCCGCCTCGCGGCTCGGCATGCGCTCCGCGTCTTGCGCCATCGCCATGACCTCGGTCTCGGACAAAAACTCGCCGAGCGCAGGATTGGCAAGCAGAATGGTTTCCTTCTTGAACGGATCGAGCGCCTGATCCGCGGTGTAAAGGCTCACCAGTGTTCTCGGATCATGTCCCGCCTTCGCATCGTCAATCAGCACCGAAAGCAGATCGGTGTCGGTACGCGCCTGCGTCGAGATGATCACGCTCAACGGCGCGCCCTGCGCGCCCGTGGCGGTCTCCAAGGCCTCGTAAAGGATCGATCGCGGCCCGCGAACCTGGCCAAGCTCGTCATGAATGACGAACGCGGGCGATAACCCATAAGCCGTGGTCGCTTCCGCCGACAACGAGCGATATTTGGTGCCAAGCTCACCGCAAAGGATTTCCTTGGCGGCTTCTCTGATAATCACCGACGATCGCAAATCCGGGCTCATCCGGATCATCTTCGCAGCCAGGTTGAAGATGATCGCGGCCTGCTCACGCGACTGCGCCGCGG